GCCAGTATTACCCCCAAGCAGGCAGAACCAGACAGGAACAAACGTGGTCGAGCCAAAGTTGGACGGGGAGGGTCATGTTCGACCCAGATTGGAAACGACGCGTCACGGGGATAGTGGGCAGAGCCACGGTCCCGCAGCTGCGCAATGGCTTGCGGAGTTTTGTGGTATCACTCTTAGGCCGTGGCAAGCGTACGCGCTAAACCGAGCCTTGGAGTATGACGACGATGGTCTTATTTGGGCCACTTGCATTATCACCGTGTCACGCCAGTCCGGTAAATCATTCCTTGCTCGAGCCATTTGTCTCTGGCGTTTGCACAATGCCGAGTTATTTGGTGAGGAACAATTGGTGATCCACGTTGCAAATAAACGTGAGACCGCAATGGAGGTAATCCGACCGGCGGCTCAGTGGGCGGTTGAAAAGTACGGGCCAAAGGCAGCCAGGTGGGGTAACACGATGGCCGGGATTACGTTACCTAGTGGTGATCGTTGGATCATTCACGCCGCTAACGAGTCGGCCGGCGTGGGGTACTCCTCGAGCATGGTGCTAATTGACGAGGCATGGAAGATTGACGCGGCAGTTTTTGAGTCCAGTCTCGCACCGACTCTTGCGGCGCGAAACCAAGGACAAGCCTTTTTAATTTCTACGGCCGGTGATTCCTCGAGCGAACTAATGCTGACGGCACGGGCTAGGGCCATAGATAACCTGGAAACACCGACGTCGGAGTTACTCCTCGAGTGGTCGGCGCCACCTGACGCGGATCCGGACCTACCTTCCACATGGAAATGGGGAAGTCCGGAGTGGTCGGAGAAGCGGGAAAAGTTTATACGGCAGCAGTGGGAACGGATTGAGCCCGGGACGTTTCGCCGCGAATACTTAAACCAGTGGATTGTTAAAGATAATCATTGGATGGCTAATGGCGTTTGGGATACGTGCCACGATCCAGAGCTGGTGCTCGACGTGAATCAGCATTGGGCCGTGGCGTGTGAGTCGGACTTTGACGGGACTAGCCACGCGGTCGCGATTGCTTGGGTTACGGGTGAGAACCTGATCGCTGTTAAGGTCACGACGCACCGGACGATAAAGGATGTGGACGAACGCCTATCCGAGATCCGCGCCCTTAACCCTGATCTGCATGTGCAGATAACGCCGTCATATATTGACCGGCTCACCGCACACACTGACGGGATAGTCGGCCAACGGGAAGCACAAATCGCCACTCAAGTAATGCTCGACGCGTTCAATCGCTGCACAATCAGGCACGACGGAGACCCCGCGCTACTAGATCAGTTCACTAGGTCGACGATCTCCAAACGCTCCGGCGGCTGGGTGTTGTCGAGCGTTGCGGGATCTGGTGGGGTCTATGCGGCCCGCGCCGTCATGTTCGCGCTAGCTCAAATTACTAAGCAGCCTAAGCCGCGGCCCATGATCTACTCACGATCTGCGACACGCCGATAACCCCGACATCCCAAGACACTAGGTAACGTGTGCTAGGCGATAGATAATACGGGTGTGGCTCTACTCTCCCGTGGGTCCCGCATGGTCGGGGCATCCCAAGCGATCTATAACGATGTCCAGGCAGCGTCGAAAATGATTGCGGATGCCCCGACGGTCCGGGAGGCCAACGCTCTCCTGGCATCAATCACGGCGTCCGGCCCCTACCGTTCATTAGTGTCAAGCGCGTACCAAGTACCCGCATATGTCAAAGCCCTAAAAACTTACTCACACACTATTGCGACTTTCCCGCTGCGTGAATATGTCGGCATAGACCAGGTGGTCGCCCGGTCATTCTTGAATCAGCCGTCAACGCATGGCACCTACTGGTCACAGATGACACGACTAGTTGAGGATCTACTTCAGTACGACACGGCCTATTGGTACATCACTTCGAGGACGTGGGATGGGTTCCCGGCCACAATCGAACGGATGCCCTACACCGAGGTGTCATTGCTTGATCCTGACCCATTCGCCGATATCCAATTTCAAGTACCTATCGGGACCGTGTGGTGGAATGACATGATGATCCCCGGCTCGGAGATTATCAGGTTTGACGGTGACGGCCTAGGCGGGTGGCTCAATACCGGCGCCGCCGCGATCAACACCGCAGCTGCACTTGAGGCCGCTACCCAGCAAATGGCCGAATACCCACTCCCACAAATTGTCCTGAAGAATAACGGCGCAGATCTACCCGCCGCAGCGGTCGACGCACTTCTTGACGCGTGGGAGACAGCACGACAAACCCGGACCACCGCCTACGTGAATAGCACGATCTCGACGGACGCTATGGGATGGAACGCCGCAGACCTACAGCTCGTAGCGGCACGCGAAGAATCCGCGCTCATGATTGCCCGCCTAGCTAACCTTGACCCCGTTTGGGTTGGTGCCGGTGTCCCGTCAGGTTCGCTCAATTATTCCAACCGCGTCGACCTTTACCGGCAGTTGCTCGACCTTTCATTGTCGCCAATCATGGCGGCCATTGCGCAGCGGCTAAGCATGAACGATGTCACGCCGCGGGGCCGCGAAGTTAAGTTTGATACGACGACATTCCTGCGCTCCAACCCTGCCGAGATATCAGCACTAGCAAACATCTTGATACCGCTAGGTGTTCTCACTCCTAACGAAGTTCGCGGCCTACTCGACCTACCCGACCTTGAGGTGACGATATGAACAAGACTGAGACCCCGTTCGATCTCGTAGTTGACTACCGGGAGGACCGGGCCGACGGCGTTATCGCCACAATGTATGGCCGGGCCGTACCGTACGACACCCCGACGATGATCTCCGGGGTTGAGGAATCGTTCGCACCGGGATCATTCGACCCTGCCGGAGTTATTGGCAAGCCCCTTGCTTGGCGGCATGACGCCCCGGTCGGAGTCATCACCGACGCGAGCAACGAAGCAGACGGCCTATACATAACGGCAAACATTCTCGACACCGTACAGGGCCGCGACGCCGCGACCCTAGCCAAAGCCGGAGCAGTCAAAGGCCTAAGTGTCGGCTTTGCCCCTCTCAAGTCTTTACGAAATAAGACAGGCTCCACAGTTCGACACCTAAGCGCTCAGTTATTTGAGACAAGCCTTACCCATATGCCCGCCTATTCCAGTGCGGGTATTTCATCAATAAGAGAAGAGACAGTCATGGATCCAGAAGAGACCACCGTAGAGACCGTTGTGGTCTCTGAGGATGTAGAAGCACGCGAAGCAATCGCCGCAGTCCGCGAGCAGGTTGCAAAGATTGAGGCCCGCAGCTACGTAACCGAGATGCAGCACCCGCTCGCCAAGTACCGTTCACTTGGTGACTACCGGCTAGCCGTGTACAACGGCGAGGTTGAGGATCGCGCCCTATTTGACCAGGTCACCGACAATAACCCCGGCGTTCTCCCGCCAAACTGGTCACAGATTGTCCGGCTTATTTTCGATTTGGGCCGGCCAACCATCAACGCTTTTGGCGTCATGAGTGCGGGAACATCCGGCACCACGTTCAACTGGCCATATTGGGAAGGCGATTTAACCGAAATTGTTGAAGAACAGGTTGACGAAAAGGACGAGATTAACTCGGTGGCTATCAACATCTTGAAGGGCACCGCAACCCTTAAGACGTTCGCGGCCGGTTCGGATATCTCCTACCAATTGTTGCAGCGCTCAACTCCGTCGTACGTTGATGCACATTCCCGCATCATGGTCAACTCATACGTTCAAGTAACCGACCTAGCAATGGTTGCAGCGGTCTATGGTGCACGCACCCCAAGCAATTACAACATTGCAACCGACACCGACGGGTCAGCCTTCCGTGAGGCCGTGTTCGGCGCATCGGTAGACGTACAAACCGCCACCGGTATGCCAGCACAATTCGTGCTCGTATCCCCGGCCGTGTTCAAGACAATCGGCGGATGGTCAACGTTCTTCCCAAGCAATTACGGGACGTTTAACGTGTCCGGTACCGCAGTCGCTCAGACCTTGGGTGTCGCAGTGTCCGGCCTTCCGGTCATCCTTGACCGCAACATCGGCGGCAATGCAATCCTCGTATCCAACACCGAAGCAGCCAAGTGGGTTGAGGACGGCCCACGATTTGCCCAAGCTGAGAACATCACACAGCTCGGGCGCGACGTTGCCGTGTACGGATACGGTGCAAGCATGATCATCAGCGGCGCGGGCATCATCGGCCTCGAGGTCGTTGCATAACTAAGCGGAAAGGTTAGGAGATTACAGTGGCATTAGTGACAGGTCAACAAGTAGCGGCAGCGCTGCAACTGACCTATGCAGATGACACGGCCGGGTTTACCCAAGCCGCGTCAGCTGCGCAACTAACTGTCGGTAATCTCCTAACCACCGCCGCACTAGCGGCCGAGAACGCAGCCTGCAAGGAAGCAGCGCTTCAGGTCGGGATCGAGATCTACCAGGCACGCACCTCGGTCGGTGGGCAGATTGTGTCTGTCGACTTCACACCCGGCCCATACCGGCTAAGTGTTTGGCTAATCCGCAGGGTCTACGCGCTGATAGGTCCATACATGAACCCCGCGGGGATGGTGGGATGAAATGCCCAACGCCCTCTCGACGGATGCCAGGTTAGAACTAGCCGGGCTCCTGGCAACGGTCACCGGCTACAAGGTTCACGACGTCGCACCTAACGTGCCGATCCCGCCGTGTCTAGTGATCGTGCCGGATACGCCGTGGATCGTTCCCGAGCGCATCGGGTCGGTCCTTAACTACCGACTAAGGCTCAAGGTGTTAGTGGTGGTGGACTCTCGTAATAATACGGCCGCACTAAAAAAGATGGAGTCAGCGGTTGAGGCCGTAGCCGTAGCCGTTGGGGACAGTTTCATTATCGACCAGATATCACCGCCGCAAATAACCGACACCGGCGCTACCGCGGTGCTCGTATCCGAAGTTTCCACAACCTCCCACATAATCGACGCTTAACAAACTAAGGAGAAACATCATGGCAGTAGTAGCAGTAGCCGGGTACACGTTCACCGTGTCGCTCGCAGCGGGTGACGTGTCCGATCAGATTACCGACGGCACCATTACCCAGACCGGAACAGTAGTTCGCACAAAGACATTGGGCGGCGTAAACTTCACCCAGACCGACTTCACTAGCGCGGCGTCTTTGTCATTCTTGTATGACGGCGATTCCGGCGTATACAACACCCTCTCGGATGCCGTTACCGGGTTGACCGATGTCGCCGTGGTAATCACTGGCAGTACCGGCACATTCACGGGTGACATGTTCCCAGAGTCCGTTGAGGTCACTTACGACTCGGCAGGCGTCGCAACGTGTAGCGCGTCACTCGTCGGCACCTTGGTACTTTCCTAATGCTGCCCACGATGGTGGTGGTACTCGATGGGGCCGAACCTGTCGAGTACCAAGCCACCGCGGCAGACATGTGGCTATGGGAGGACCTCTCGCAGAAGTCCATAGGGACCGGGGCAGAGTACGGGCTAAGGCTGACCCTTGCCTATATCGGTGTCACGGGTAAGGAACCTAAGAACCTTGCCGAGGTTCGCACATGGGCCCGCGAGAACAAGGTACAGGTGGACGTGGGCAAAAACGTGGACCCTACCGAGCCGGATCATTCCGGCGCTTAGTGGTCCGACTGGCCGTCGCACTCAACCGGCCAGTGCACGAAGTATTGACGTACGATCCGCAGTTGTTTACGACGCTAGTCGAGGAGGTGTTTACGGATGGCAAGCCAGAAAAAAGTGGACATGTCAGTCCCGGGCCTGCGAGCATTTCTCCGCGATTTAAACAAGCTTGACAAAGAGGCAAAGAGCGAACTCCGCAAGGCGTCCGTAGATATCGCCAAGCGTTACATGGTCCCAGCCTGGTCTATGGCCGCCCTCGAGGCCGGGCCGTGGGGCGACAAAATACTACGCACCGTAAAAGCCAAGTCAGACCGCATTCCCGTAGTCACGATTGGCGCTAACCGTCCGGCCTACAGGCGGGGCGCGTCAGTCAACCAAGTAAAGACGGCGTCCTCATTTGGTGTCTCTAAGCGGGGCCGCAATAACCCGAAGGCGGCCGG